GATCGCCCGCGATTGGGAGGCCGCCCAGGGCAAGCCCGAGGACATCAAGACCTTCAAGAACACCGTCCTCGGCGAGACCTGGCAGGAGCAGGGCGAGGCGCCGGATTGGGAGCGGCTGGTCGAGCGGCGCGAGGACTTCGCCATGGGCGTCGTGCCCACTGGCGCGCTGGTGCTCACGGCCGGCGTGGATGTGCAGGATGACCGCCTGGAATGCGACGTCTGGGGCTGGGCGGAGGGCTTCTCGTCGTGGCTCGTCGATCATGTCGTGATCCCCGGCAGCCCGCGGGATCGCGAGCCGTGGGACGAGTTGGCCCGTGTGCTGGCGCGGGATTGGCCCCGCCAGGGCGGTGGCGCCATGCGCATCGCGCGGCTCTGCGTCGACACCGGCGGCCGGGACACCGCCGCCGTCTACGGGCACCTCCGCCGCCTGCGGGATCTTCGCATCGCACCGACTAAGGGAATCGATGGGTGGAACCGGGCGCAACCCGTCCAGGGCCCGACGCCGGTCGATGCGCTGGTCAACGGGCAAAAGCTCCGGCGCGGCCTCAAGCTCTGGACCGTGTCGGTCTCCACCTGGAAGGCGGATCTCTATCGCCGGCTCTGGCTGGGCCGCGGCGACACGGAGGAGCTGCCGCCAGGCTGGGTGCATCTGCCGCGCGCGATCGAGGTGGAATGGGTCAAGCAGCTGGTCGCTGAGCAACTGCGCACCACGAAGGACCGCCGCAGCTTTGCACGACAGGAATGGGCAAAGCTGCGCGAGAGGAATGAGGCGCTGGACTGCGCGGTGCTGGCGCGCGCAGCGCTTTGGCTGCTCGGCGCCGATCGCTACGGCGAGCAGTTCTGGGCACGGCTGCGCGACGAGGCGGCGGATGCGCCGCTCGCGGCATCACACCCGGCACCCGCTGCTGAGGCGCCGGCACCGATGCAGGCGGCATCTGCCATCCAGCGCCCACGCGGCTGGCTCGCACCGCGCGGTGGCTGGCTAAGGGGGAATGTCTAGGCGCCCAGGAATTCCAGCACGGTGGCGTTGAACGCCGGCGGGTTGTCCCAGCTCATGAGGTGACTGGCGCTCGGTATGGTCGCCCGATGCACATCAGGGATCGCCCGCTCCAGCCCGTCGAGTACGGACAAAAAGGCCGGACGGGTCAGCTCGCCGCCTACCAGCAGCGTGGGTGCGCCGATCGCCTGGGCTGCGGCGCGAGAATATGGCGTTCGTCCTTCCTTGATTTGACCGAGCAGGGTGAGCGCGTTGTCACGGCTGATCCGCTGGCGCTCCTCAGCGAGTTTGTCCCAGGCGTCCGGCCCGATGGCGTATTCGTAGAAGCGGCGAAGCCCGTCCTCGATATCACCTTGCCTGACACGCTCGACTGCCTCGGCAATGAGCGCCGTGTAGGTCGCGGGCGGTGTGCCGGGCGGCAGCAGGGTTTCGTCGAGAACGCCAGCTGGCTCGGCCAGGACCAGCCGGTGCACGAGCTGAGGATGCCGTTCGGCGACACGGAATGCGATGTAGGCGCCGCGCGAATGCCCAATCAGATCGACGGGGCCGGCACCGAGGCCGGTGATGAATGCGGCCACGTCAGAAATATGCTGGTCGATGCTGAAGCCGCTGCCGACGTCATCCCAAGGCTCCGGCCAGTAGTAACGCAGGCTCACCGCGATGGTTCGGAATGGCGCCGCGGCGAAGGCGTCCATCTGCGGCGACCAGTAGCGGTAATCGTTCAGCGAGCCGTGGATCAGGACCAGTGGGTCGCCCGATCCTTGCTCGGCGTACGCCATGTCATGGCCATCAATCTTCAGGCTCGGCATCGTTGCGTGGCGTCCTCCCTGGGAAGCGAGAATGCGAAAGGCGGCTGGCGGTGTCCACCCGACAGCCCGCGAGCGCGGGGAAGCGAATAACGCCATGACCAATCCTTCCCACCGCGCATGGGCACTGGCGCAGCCTGCCGGCAGCCGGGCCGCGGCTCTGGCCGCGGCCTTCACCGGCGGCACCACGCGCGTGACCTTCGACGGCCGCACGGTGGAGTACCGCTCGCTGGATGAACTGGGCCGCGCGCTGTCGGTTCTGCATGCGGCCGAGAACGCTGCCGCCCGCCGCCCCAGCGTTACCTTCGCCAGCTTCTCTCGTGAGGGAAGCTGGTGATGGCCCGCCTTCGTGATGCCTGGCACGCGCTCCGTGGCTATGCCGCGGCGCAGGACAGCCGCGCCGCGAGCTGGGCGGCCTCGGGCAGCAGTGCCACGGCGGAGGTGGGTGCCGCTGCACCCACCGTGGCGCGCCGTGCCCGCGATGCCATTCGCAACGACCCCTACGCCGCGCGCATCGTCGATCTCTGGACCGGCAATGCCGTCGGCGCCGGCATCACCACGCGCTGGCCCGACAAGCCCCATGCCGAGGCCTGGCGCCGCTGGTCCGACAGCACCGCCTGCGATGCCGAGGGCAAGCTCGACCTCTATGGCCTCCAGGCGCTGGTCATGCGCGCCGTGGTGGAGAGCGGCGAATGCTTCGTCCGCCTACTGCCGGCTGACATCACACCGGCCAACCCGATCGGCCTGCGGCTTCAGGTACTGGAGAGCGACCACCTCGACACGGCCAGGCAGGGCGTGATCGAGGGCGTCCCCACCCTGCAGGGCATCGGTCTCGGCGAGGCGGGGGAGCCGGTCGGCTACTGGCTGCACCGCGTCCACCCCGGCGCGTCCTGGGTGCTGCCGGGCGGTGCGACCTGGTTGAGCAGCCAGCGCGTGCCCGCGCGCGACGTGCTGCACATCTATCGCAAGCGGCGGCCCGGCCAGCTGCGCGACGTCTCCTGGCTGGCTCCGGTGCTGACCCGGCTGCGCGACCTCGGCGACTACGAGGCCGCGCTGCTGATGAAGGCCAAGATCGAGGCGTGCCTGGCTGCCGTCGTGTCCGAGGATGGCGACGAGGCCATGACCGGCCCGGCATCCGGCCTGCTGCGCGATGCGCAAGGCCGCACGGTGGAGAGCTTCGAGCCGGGGATGATCCTCTATCGCCGTGGCATGGGCAGCGTGGAGGTGGTGAACCCGTCCGGTGGTGGGTCGCACGCCGCCTTTGCGCGCCGCGCACTCGAAGCCTCTGCAGTGGGCACGGGCCTGACCTACGACCAGGTCGCCGGTGACCTGACGCAGGCGAACTACTCCTCGCTCCGCGCCGGCAAGATCGAGTTCCGCCGGCTCTGCGAGCAGGTGCAGTACGGGATGTTGATCCCGATGCTGGTGCGGCCGATCGCCGACCGCTTCCACGCACAGGGCGCGCTGCTCGGACTGTGGGGCGCCGAGGTGCCAGACGGCATGTCCCGCCGGCGCACGAGATGATCGACCCGCTGAAGGACACCACCGCGCTGATCGCCCAGGTCCGTGCCGGCTTCGTGCCGCAGCCCGAGGCGGTCGGCGCCTTTGGCTACGACTTCCGCCAGGTGGTGGAGATGATCCGCGAGGCCAACGCCCTGCTCGACGAGGCGGGCCTCTCGCTCGACAGCGATCCGCGCCGCGTCGCCAAGTCCGGCGCCGCTCAGGATGCCGCGCAACTCGCTGCCATCGAAATCGCCGCCACCGGCGCCGCCTCGCCGCGTGCGGATGCGGGCGCTGCCCCAGGAGCACAGCCATGATCGCAGGCGCTTACGACTGGACCGATGACATGCTCAAGATCAAGAGCATGCAGAAGAAGTTCCGCGACAGCTTCAACGGCACCGAGATCAACCCGGCGCGGTGGGAGATCGCGGCCACCGGCGGCGGCATCACCCACACCGTCGCCGACGGCGCGGTGACCATCTCCACCGGCACCACGCTCGACGATGAGCTGACGCTCACCAGCCGCACCACCTTCACCATCCCGCTGCGGGTCATGGTGGCGGTGAATATGAGCCAGCGCATCGTCGGCCAATCCGTCTGGCTCGAGCTCGTCAGCATCGATCCCACCACCGCCCAGCCGGACGGCCGCAGTGCCGCGGCCTGGCGGCTGGACGGCGCCAGTGTGACCCTCGCCAACTACGAGGTGCAGAGCGAGGGCGCTCCGCGTCTCGGCAGTACCTCCGGCAGCACGATCCCGACCACCGCGCCGGCGGTCTGGTCGGTGCTGGAACTCGAGCCGACCAACGACGAATGCTACTTCCACGGCCGTCTACTCGACACCACGGCGGCGCGCCGCGGAGTGCGGCGCGATGCCGTCGCGAGGGCAGCAGGGACGTCAGCCGCCCCGCCGCGCAGGTCATCCGCCCCGTAACGCCGCCGTGCTTCCGTCGTGGCGCAGAAGATGGGCCTCGATCATCGGTAGGCCGCGGAGCGCCGTGGCGATGGCGCCCTCCGGCATCAGCGCAAAGGCGGTGGAGAGCGCGTCCGCCGTCGTCGCTTCCGGCGCCAGGACGGAAACCGCCCGGTACAGCCTGGGGCTGCCCGCCGTGCGTGGGTCGAGCAGGTGCGTGAAACGGCCTGCCGCGTCGAAGACGAACCCGTCATCGCCCGAAGACGCCAGGGCGCGGTCCACCAGGTCCAGCGTCTTCCAGGGACGGTCCGGCGCGTCCGGGTCCTCCAACGCGATCCTCCAGGGACGCGCCGCGGAATGGCCGCCGAGGGCGCGCGCCTCGCCCATATCGACCAGGGTGTGGGCAATGCCTTCGGCGCGCAGGAGATCAATCACGCGGTCGGTGATGTAGCCCTGCGCGATGCCGTTCAACGTGACCGCCATGCCGCGCTGCGCAAAGAGGATCGCATCCGGCCCGACGCGCAGATGGCGATGGCCGACGCGGTCCAGCGCCTCGGCGACGGCTGCCGGGGGCGGTCCCGCCGGATCGGCTCCGGACCGCGTGAAATGCGCGCGATAGAGATCCCACAGC